GCAATTATGAAGAAACTAAACAGTTGTTCTTAAATAATGTCTTATCTGAGGCACTTGACAACGGGAGTCCTGCGTTCTATAATAGCAACATTCTCGGACGCTATATGCGTAAAGACTATGGTAACTTTGGAAGACACTCTGAAGACGACTCATGATTGGGCAGTTGACAGAATGCACACTCTCTGTCAGATTGAGACTTATGATATGCTAGAGTCTGTAGAGAATGCTCATGCGATTCAATCGGAGTTTGCCGAATGGTTGGACCCCAACGTTGAAGACCATGAGATTTATTCTTTGGAATATCTTGGTGACGATTGAGTCACTAAATATCCCGTGCCGTGAAGAGCATTACGTTCTTGTGACGGATGTCGATTTCTATTAATTAAATGTTTAACAAAATTCTTCTTGGCCTGCTTTCAATCTCTATTCCAGCAGCATGTGCTTATCCTTCAATTAGTGAGATTAAAACTCCACCAGAGATTGATGTTTCTGTAAATCAAGAAAAAGCAATCAAGATCGAAGTCATTGAAAAGAAGTGGACATGTCCAACTTGTAATCCTAATGAGCAGTATGTTTTAGAACAACTTCAAAAACATACAAGAATTACTGATCGTAATGCACTAGCAACGATTCTTGGTAATATCAAATCAGAATCAAACTTCTATCCAAACATTTGTGAGGGTGGAGCACGAGTTCCTTATGACAAGTGCTATAGTGGTGGTTATGGATTGATTCAGTGGACTTCTATTGGACGATATCGCAATCTTGGTAAGTTTTGTAATAAGTATGGATGCGATCCTAGTAGTTTAGAAGGACAAACTCGTTATATGATTAATGAAAGCACCTTCCAAAGATATCTTCCAGAATTTGAAGGCACGGGTCAAACAGTTTCTCAATATATGGTTGCTGCCTATTATTGGTTGGGATGGGGAATCAAAGGATATCGTGAACATTATGCATATGATTATACTAAAAAAATGGTATGGGCATGATTAAAAAAATCATTTCAAAACTTATTGGTAATACTATTAAAAAACCAACGCAAGAAAAAGAAACTCAAACTTCCTTACTACAAAAGAAAAACGAAAATTATGTTGGTGTTCCTGCACCCGTAATCTTGTCTAGTGATCCTTGGTTTGGTTCTGCAACTAAAAGTGAAAAGGGAATTGAGTATGAACAAAAAATTGCTACTGAATCTAAAATTCAAGAAGAGCAAAGAAAAGAAACAACTCAAGAACCTGAAAACATTCATCAAGTAATGTATGAAAAGGCAACAAAAAACTGGACTACTGTATCCGAAACACAAGGTGGTTCTGAGAACTTTCAAGAAGGACCTGGTGGATGGAACTCTGGAACTGGTATTAGACAATTTTACAAATGAAAGAAGATTGGCGCTATAGTGAAGAACGAATGGAGTTAAGGCAAAAAGCATATACTCTTCTCTTAGGGAGATTTGGTTCTGAACTTAACGAAAACGGAGAACCATCTTATAGTATGCAAAGCATTTCCGAATGTGCTCATGATTGGGTTTCTCAAGGTAACGTAAATACTAGTGGACTAGTAAAATATTATGAGGCATATTACTCATGAAAAACTTTTTTGCTGCACTAGTCGCAGCTGTTTCATTCGGTTCTCCAGTTTTGGCAGAACCAACTAAAGGATTCTATACGATGGACGCTATGGGTTGCATGATCTTACGAGAATGCACCGACAATGTTCGACGAATCACAAGCATCAAGGATATTCAAAATAATTATTCCAACTCTGATTATTCTTCTATTGCTGATGAGTTTAACTCGATGCTGGTATCCCTTGATAAAGTCGGAGTTATGGTTTTTCTAGCAGATCAAAAATACTTTCCTGTAGGACATCGTGGTGTTTATCATACTGTTAGTAATAACTTCTTTTTAAATGATGCTTACATGCATCGTCAAGGCGTTCTTATGTCTGTGATGCGTCACGAAGGTTGGCACGCTGCACAAGATTGTATGGCGGGTAGTATTGAGAATAGTTTGATTGCTATTATTAAACCAGAAGAAGAAGTTCCTCCTATCTGGCGTGAGATGGTAGAGCGTTCCTATCCTGCATCAGCAGTCCCTTGGGAGGCAGAGGCAACCTGGGCAGGAAAGACTGATGGTCTGACTGCAAAGGCACTTGCTGCTTGTGCCACCGGCAAAATGTGGGAAGTATATGAACCAACACCTTTGACTCGTAAATATCTAGTAGAAGAAGGATACTTGTCTAAATAATAATATTCCAACTAGGAAAAACCAGCCGAGGAGAGTCCTGCGAAACTCTTTAAGTGTTATAATGGTGGACTCTCTGTCGGGAAACAATTTTCAAATATGTCCAACTTAACAAGAGATTTGTTAATCAAGACAATCGTCGCAACAGAAATGCAGACATGCGACAGTCCTGATTACACTCAAAAATTAAAAACGACTTATCATAAATGGGAACATGAATCTAGTTCTGTTCTCTGCCAAAAATTTAATCAAATACAAAACACAAATATTACCGTAGATCTACTTACACCATAAATAACTGAGCCTCACTCTTTTTTAAATGACAGATTCAAACCTGACTAAGAAAGAGGATGCCAAAAAGGAAAATAAATTTGACTGGGCAGATGAAGGTCTTTCTGCTTTAGTGCGTGTTGTTATTTTATCGTGGTCTGCAGCAATTCTTACGCTTAATTATGTAACTATTCCTGGTGTCCCACAGAAAAATATCGATCCAACTTTCATTGCTAGTGTCTTTACTGGAACTTTAGCTACTTTCGGGGTTGTTCCAACTAAGAAAGATAGAAAAGAAGATGTAAAGGAAGAATCAAAAAAAGAAAAAGTTGAGTGATAAGTAATTATGGCTTGGACAACAAACGTATCTAATGAACAAGAAATGACTCAAAATACACCTAGTAAATCGTCCAGTAAATTAAAAATTACTGCTATATCTCTAGGTGTTTTAGTTGGTATATCTCATATTGGTCTTCTTGGATATTTACTTAAGGATAATACTCCGAAAGTAAGTCAAGTTCCTGTTATTAATATTCCTCGTGGACCATATTCTTCTTACCGTATTAAGGCAGGTAAAGATGGATATGAAATTGAGTATCGTGCAAATGATCCTAAAATTTTAGAATCGGAAAGATCTCTTGATCTTGATAAAGAAAATAGAGGATTTTTTGGCGGAGGAACTGAGAAGCGAACAGAATATCGTCGTGATCAATATACAATGGAAGGAACTAGAAATATGGGAGGCGCTTCAGTAGATGCCGAGGGAAAGTCTCTTGCAAAAAGCGAAGAGTGTATCAGGGCGGACGCTGGAGCACGATCACAAGGTGCCATGGCAGGTAGTGCTATAGCTGCTGGCGCTATTGTCCCTGCTGTTGTCAACATCCCTTACGTTGGATGGTTGGTAGGTGGTTGGGCATTACTCTTAGGTCAAAAGGTTGGATCTGATATTGGATCTGAAGTTGGTACAGTTTTTAACGATTGCTAATATGAACCTCTTGTTGAGACCTCTGAATGACGTAAATGATGTAACTTGGAGTATTATAATTTCTCTTATAATACTTCTTGCTGGGACTGCCTATTACATATATACTATTATGTCTTTAGCATTTAAGGAATTAGAAGACGATGGCCAAGTCCGCGAACAAGGGCAAAAAGGGATCTGCGAACAACAAGAAACAGAATCAGGGCAATGCGACAGCAAAGAAAGCTAAGAATGGGGGAAAGAAAAAATAAGACCTATATAATGATATAGATTTCGCAAAATGAAAAATGGCGACTCTAAATGAGGTAGCATCTAAAATAACAGAAATTGATGCTAAACAGGATAAAGAAATTGCAGTTTTGACTCATAGAGTTGAAGATCTACAAAAAACTGTTGACGAGTTTAGAAATAGAATTCGTAAGAATGAAAGGTGGATTGCCGGTGCTGGTGCCATCATAACTGCCATTGTCACATTAATCGGAATAGTATCAGCATTAGAAGCAAAGGAGATCAATTATGGGAGCAATGACACCACCCAGCAGGAAGTCTTGTTACAACTTCAGGGTTATAGAAATTAATCGTGTTGTTGACGGCGATACTATTGATGTCACCATTGATCTTGGGTTTGACTTATACAAGAAAGAAAGAGTTAGAGTTGCAGGAGTTGATACGCCTGAGAAGAGAACAAGAGATGATGAAGAGAAAGCATTAGGTTATGATGCAACAAATTGGTTAAATGAAAAATTAGAAGGAGCAATTAGTGGTGATGATGACCTTATTATTCGTACTGAGCTTGTCGGCGGCATGGGCAAGTATGGTCGCTTACTTGGGTGGTTGTACATTGGTGACGCAGAACTCTCCCTCAACGAACAAATGATTGAAGAAGGATATGCCTGGGAATACGATGGTGGAACTAAGCAAAAGAATTTTGAAGAACTACGTGAAATTCGTAGAGCAAAAGGAACTTTGGTAGAATAATATGGGACTCGCACACTCTCCACGAATAGTTACTGATGGATTAGTTCTTGCACTTGATGCTGGCAATACAAAGAGTTATCCTGGTAGTGGAACGAATGTAAATGATTTGGTAGGATCTACTAATTTTACTCTTGTAAATCCTTCTTATTATTCTTATGATGGAACATCAATGTCTCTTGATATTGATAAAACACTTTCACCAGCAACAGAGACTGGTGGATATCTTGATGCTGATACATCTGGTGATCTAACAGCACTTAACTATCTTCATAATGACCATACAACTGAGATATGGTTCAGGGCTGATGATAGAGATCCTTATGGATCACCAGAAACACAAAGTGCTTTGGTAATATATAGAGGATTTCATAGTGGTTGGTATTTTTCTAAAACTGCATATGCCTATACGATATGGGGAAATGATGGAACAAGTAATCAAGTAGATACTTGGAGTTTTTCTGATACTGAGGAAGGAGTTTGGACGCAATTGGTCGCAGTAAGAAATGGATCAAATATGAAATTATATAAGAATGGTATAGAAAAATTAACTGATACAATTAATGCATCTCTTTTAGCAGCAAATGTTTCAACACCATCTAGTAATGACCTAAGAGTAGGAACGGCACATGGAAATAATAGTGCCAGTGATTATAATTGGTTTTCTGATATAACATTTTCCAATTTGAGAATGTATAAGAAGGCACTCACAGCATCAGAAATCCAACAAAACTTCAACGCACTCAGAGGGAGGTTTGGAATCTGATATATAAATGAGGTTATAATAATAAAATGCAAAAAGTAATTAACGTTATTGCACTTCTTTCTGGACTTACGAGTGCTGCTCTCATTGGTGGTGCTGGGTATCTGCTAATGAACAAAGATACAATGATTGAAGATGCGAGAAAGAATGTTGCGAATGCTGCAGTAGAAGCAGTCACTAATGCACTTCCTGGTATGTTAGACGCTGCTATGCCAGAACTTCCAGAAGTTACAAGTCCAGATCTTCCTCTTAGTGGAACGACCGGACCAAATATTCCATTACCATGACAAATATTAATTAAAGTTTAATGAGTTTTGTTAAATAATAAAAGGTTAACTTTGTTACAATTATGGCACAATCTACTCGCAAAAGAAAAACGACAAATAAAGATGCGTCTGAGACTTTCTTTTTATACGTT